CTGTGGAATCGATTTTGGGTTTGATCACCCTACAGCTATTGTTTGGGGTGCAATAAACCCAGAGAATGGCTGCTTTTACATTACAGACGAGTACAGAGAATCTCGTCAAACAGCAACGCAACACGCCATAGCGATTAGATCTAGGTCAGTTCAGCCACCTATAGCTTGGCCGCACGATGGCAATAGAACATTTGATGGTGGTGATTCAATGGCGGTGCAGTACAGACAGGAAGGTGTAAACTTCTTGCCTGAGCATTTTACTAATCCACCAGATTTATCACAATCTAAAGGTGATATAAAGATAGCCCCAGGTATTACTGCTATCTCGCAAGCAATGGAGAAAGGGTTATTTAAAGTATTTCAAAGTTGTCAGTATTGGCAGCAAGAGTATGGCTCATATCACTTTGGCGAGAACGGTAAGATTGTTGATAAAGCAGACGATTTAATGTCAGCAACTAGATACGCATTTCAAAGCCAGCGATGGTCACAGCCAAGTAAAGATGAATCAAAAAGAAAGCGTCCTTGGGAAACTAAGGAATCTAAAAGCAATTACAACTGGGTCACATAATGATCACAAACAAAGATTTACTGAGCACTATAAATTCCTATGAAGATAATGTTTCTGATCACATGGATAGCGATGCAGCGCAAACTCGTGCTGATTTACTTGATTACTATCTTGGTGAGTCTTACGGCAACGAAAGGGATGGCTACTCAAGTATTGTTACACGAGAGGTCTACCAGACCGTTGAGAATATTAAAGCAGATATAGCGGAGTTATTTGTAGCTGATGATGAGACTGTACGATTTGAACCAGAAGGTCCAGAGGATGTTGAAGCAGCACAGCAAGCTACTGACTACATTCGCTATGTATTTTATCGCCAAAACGATGGCTTCAGCAATATCATGGATAGTCTTATCGATGGTTTACTACAGCGTCAAGGTGTTATTAAGCGCTGGCGAGCTATGGAAGACTCGACAACCACTCACGACTTTGATGACATATCTGAAGAATCATTCATGTTACTTGATGCTGATCCAGAAGTGGAAATCACTGAGTTCGAGGAATACTTAGATGAGATTACTGGAGAGATAACTTACTCTGGCAAGATGCTACACACAGTAACTAAAAGCTCTACTCGTATAGAGGTTGTTCCACCCGAAGAGTTTGCTATTGATCGGAATGCCACCACAGTAAAAGAAGCTCGATTTGTTCGTCAGCGTAATCAAAAGTCTAAAAGCGACTTGTTAGAGATGGGCTTTAGCGAGTCTAAGATTGACAAAGCGTCAACTTCTTCTGGCTACAATGAATATGACTCACCTGAGCGTATTGCTCGTAACTTTGATACAGATGATTACGATGGTGACGAGAATCAGATTGCAAACACTTATGACCTGCATGAGATTTACATTCGCGTAGATCGTAACGAAGACGGATTTGATGAGTTACTTAAAGTTTGTAAGATTGGCAACACAGTATTAGATATTGAAGAAGTTGATGAGATTCCTTTTGAGTTATGGACTCCTATCCGTATGCCTCACAAGCTTACAGGTCTTTGTCCAGCGGATGCCGCAGCACCGATCCAGAAGGTCAAGAGCACACTTTGGCGTAACCAGTTAGACAATCAGTACAACTTAAATAACGGTCGTCCTGTGGTCGTAGAGGGCCAAGTAGACCTAGACTCAGTAATGAGCAGTAAACCTGGAGCTCCATACTTAGTTAAGCATCCCAGTGCCATCTCATTCCCTAATCAGCCTTCGTTTGGCACTCACACCTACAATATGATGGGTGTAGCTGATCAAATGCTGGAAAAGGATGTAGGCTCTACTGATAACTCTATCAATCCAGACGTTCTTAATGGCAACACAGCAGCGGGTGCAGTTAGCCAAGTATTGTCCAAGCGACAAGCTCGTATTCGTTTGATTGCTCGTGAGTATGGTGAATTCTTGCGTAAAGTCTTTATGGGTGTCTATGAGTTAGAGATTGCTCACGCAGATGATAAGTCTATCTTTAGGTTGAATAATAAGTTTGTAGAGGTTGATCCTCGCACATGGAATGCTCGAAAAGACGTTACAGTTCTAGTTGGTCTAGGTAATGGCTCTAAAACTGAGCAATTGTTCCATATGCAGCAAACTATGCAAGCTCAGCAGATGATGGTTCAGGCTGGTGGCTTAGGTGTTACTGTAATGCCGCAGCAGATTGTACAGTTGCAAGAAGATATGGTAAGGCTGTATGATAAGGCAGCATACGGGCGATACTTTACAGATCCAGGTGCAGGGTTTACTGGTCAGCCAGAAGGCCCGTCACCAGAGCAGCAAGCGGCTATGCAAGCTCAGCAAGTTCAGATGGAAGCTACTATGGCCCAGATTGAGATCGAGAAAGCTAAAGTGGAGCTTGATAGAGCAGAACTTGAGCTTAAAGAGCAAGAATTTATGCTTGAAGTTAAGAAGCATGAAGATGATAACGAATTTAAAGTGGCTGAAATAAATCTGGAGGCACGCAGTGAGAGAGCAGTCAAGATTGGTAACTAGCCTGCCTAGTGATAAGGCAGAACTAGATGTAAGAATTCGGGTGGCAAATGCCTCCGCAAGGCTTATAGAAGACGAAGCAATACAGTTTATTTTTCAAGAAATGGAAGATAATTTGTACAGGGCTTTTTCTGGAGCATCAAGACCTGATCAGGTTGAGCATATCTGGAGAGAGGTTAAAGTAGTTAAGGCTTTAAAAGAGAATATGGAGTGGTATGCAAACCAACGAGAAAGTCTCGCCAAGCGAGCAAGATAAAGAATATTACATCGTATCTAGCGATTTACTTAACTGGATGCGAGGCGTAGCTTTTACAAAGCTAACCATGCAGGATGTCGAGGGTAAGGTTGATGAGTTATGGGCTTGCCCGACTATTCAGCAGTACCTGGATATGAAAGACGAACAAAAACCAAAAATTATTACTTAACAATTGAGGATAACGGGAAACCGAACCTTTGAGGAGATACAAATGTTTGACAATGAGAACAATTCTTCGGAACTCTCTAGTAACGAACCCATTACACAGGATGCTGGATTAGAAGCAATAATGGGCATGATCAATCCTAAAGAAGATTTAGGAGAAATTGAAAATGAACCTGTACCTGAAGCGGAATCTGAAGAAGTATATTCTGAAGAAGAAGTGGACGAAAACTTGGATCAACTAGAAGAAGTTGAAACCGAAGATAGTGATGAAGGCGGAGAAGAAGAGCTCTCTGGTGACATCGAGCTTGAAGACGGTGAATATGAATATTTAGTTAATGCGCGTGAATATCTTAATGAAAATGGTCTTGATGACATTGAGAAGATTAAAAACGGCATTTTGATGCAAGGTGATTATACACGCAAGACTCAGGCGTTATCTGAAGAGCGAAACACTTTTGAGGCAGAGCGAGGAGCATCTCTTGAAGAAACAGCAAAGCTGTTAGAGTATGCACAAGCTATGGTTTACGGGCAAAAACCCACTCACACCACTCAAGAGTTAATGGCTTTAAAACAATCAGATCCCTACGCTTATGAACAGGCATTAGAGAATCGAGTTCTTTACGAACAAAAAGAACAAGAGATCAATGCTCTAGCTGCTCAAGTACATGAGCAATACGAAGGTCAAAGATTGCAAAACTTGCAAGCTGAGTCAGCCAAACAGGCTGAGTTATTAATTCAGTTAGAGCCAAGCTTTAGTGATCAGAAAGTAGCTTCACAGAAAGTAGAAGTTATGACCGAGTATTTTGAAAGCATTGGTGGTAGCGCAGAAATGCTGTCTACTGTCACAGATGCCATTGTACTTAAAGTATTGCACGATGCTGCTATGGCTAGTAGCACTAAGAAGCAAGTAGAAGCAACTAAAAAGGCTCCTAAGAAAAAAGCTTCTAAGACTGTTCTAAGAAAAGGCGCGTCATCGAGTCGAGCACAAAAACAGGCTGCTGCACAATCTAAGAAGTTTAAGAATGCCACACAAAGTGATGGCTCTTTTTCAAGAGATTCTGCGGTAGATTTAATTCTCGATTCTTTTAAATAAATAGGTAAATTAACATGGCTACAATCGCATCAACCTCAGTAGTAGCGTTAGACACTGTAAAAAACATCCGTGAAGACTTAGGTAACGTAATCTTTAATGTTACTCCTTTCATGACTCCTTTCACTTCTGGTATCTCACAAACTCGCGCTACTGCCGATACTCATGAGTGGTTAACTGACACTTACGCAGACGCTGTTGATGACAACGCTGCTATTGAAGCTCAAGCAGCTACAGCACCACTTACAGGTGTTGCTGGAACAACTCGTGTTCGTCTTGGTAACTTTATCCAAATTGCAGATAAAACTGTAACTGTTACTAAGAAAGCTGAGTTCATGGATCGTGCTGGTGTTCCTGGCAAAGAAATGGCTTATCAGTTGATGAAGCTTGGTAAAGAGTTGCAAATGGACGTTGAAAAGCAGACTTTAGGTTGCTACGGCGCTCCTGCTACTAAATCTCAAGGCACTGCTGGTGCTGCTGGTGTTTCTGGCGCATTTGGTTCTTACCTTGTAACTAACCAAGAAGCTAACGGTGGTACTGCTAACCCAGGTAATGCTGCTGGTGTAGGTGATGGTTCTACTGTCCCAACTATTGCTGGTGGAAATACTGCTATCGACCAAGGTAAAATGGACGATCTTCTTGACGGTGTTTGGGATAAATCTGGCGACATTAACAGCGCTAAGATTATGGCTTCTGCTGGTACTGTATCTTCATTACGTAACACTTTAAGTGGTATGGCTGACAATGTAGATGCAAACTTGAACGCTAACGCTACAGGTGGTGGCAACATCATTTCTCGCGTAGCTGTTTACGTTTCTCAGTTCGGCCCTATTGCTGTTGTTCCTAACAAGCATATGCCTGCTAAAACTTTGTACGTTGTTGACTATAGCACTTGGGGCTTAGCTTTTGCCGGTGGTAAGAAGATTCATACTACTGACATCGCTACTCAAACTTCTGCTGAACAAAAACTTTTAGAGTGTTACTACACTTTGGAAGCGCGTTCTGAAGAAGCTAACGCTGCTTACTACAACATTGCTTAATGTTTAAGTAACTAAGGTGGGGGAGCTTCGGCTCCCTTTTCCTGTATCTAACTATCGGAGAAGATTATGCCAGCAGGTAAAGGAACATACGGAACTAAAGTAGGACGACCACCAAAGAAGAAAAAGAAAAAGGGTAAAAAATAATGCCAACTAAAAAAGGTTTATACGCAAACATCAACGCTAAGAAAAAGCGCATTGCAGCAGGTAGCGGTGAGAAAATGAGAAAGCCTGGATCTAAAGGCGCTCCAACAAATAGTGCGTTTAAGAAGGCAGCAAAAACAGCAAAAAAGAAGTGAGAGGGTTATGGATCATAAGATAGATAGCACTATTAGCAATGGAGTCCAAGAGGATAATGTTTACACCTCAGACGGACAAATTGTTCAAAACTTCAGTCAAGACATTACGCAATTACTAGAAGATAACAAAAACGCTAGGAACGCTACTAGCGATTGGATTAAGTACGATCCCAAACAGAACTACCATCAAGTTTTAGATCTATCTATGACTGATGCAATGAGAATTAAACAAGAGCATGGAATCGATATACTTAACGATACCGATATGGATTGGAAGTATTTTTTTAAGCTCATTGAAACACACTACCCATACATGAAAACCACCACAGCGAGACTGTAATGGCTTTAACAACAAACGCAGATCTACAGGCAGCAATTGCCGACTGGTTAAATAGATCAGACCTTAGCGCTCAGATTCCAGACTTCCTGACTTTAGCTCAGTTAAAAATAAACCGTAGATTGTCTATTGTAGAGCAAGAGATTCTTGCAGAGATTACTCCTGTAGCACAGACTACAACTCTACCAGCAGACACTAAGTTTGTTATTAGCGTATCAGACGCTAGAGGTCGTAACGTTGAGCCTGTGTCCATACAGGAGCTACTAGACTATGAGGCGGCTGGCGGCTCAGTAACTCGTTACGCTATCTCTGGAGATAAGATCTATTTAGCGCCAACACCAGCATCAGATAACACAGAGAAGTACAGAATCCTGTACAGTGCAGACCGAGATCTAAACAACGGTACAAATGGCCCTGTGTTACTACAAGATATTTATTTAAACGCAGCATTACATGAAGCTTACGTCTACCTTAAAGACGATGGCCGAGTAGCATACTTTAAAGGTATGGTTGATGAAGGCGTAGCAAATGTACAAGCAAGACGAGCCAAGCAAGGTGTTGGCAGATCACGAATTAAAGATGACAGCATTCAAGCCTATGGAGGCCCGTTAGTCTAATGACTTCAGCAATAGTAAGAACTAATCCAACATCAGGTACGGCCACAACTTCTAGCGTTAGAAATAACTTTGGATTTGCTGCCGATGAAATTAACCGACTATTACGCGCAAATACTGACAAGGTAGAGTCTACCGGAACAAATGAAATAGCTGCTCAGTTTGGAAATGTTCCAACATTTTCTTTAGCTGATGGAATAAGAGTTTTAATTCAAATTGCAACCACTACAACAAGCGGAACTCCAACGCTTAATGTAAACAGTAGTGGAAATGTGCCAATAAAGAAAAGTGATAACACAGATTTAGCTATTGGCGATCTTGTTGCTGGCGGTTACTATGAGTTTGTATATAGCTCATTAAATAATTATTGGTTGGTTTTAAATCTTCCCTCTCCATTCTCGTCTCAAAATAAATTGTTTGAGGCTATGCTTGGAGGTTTATATCCAGTAGGAAGCTTGCTAACAACTACTTTAGCAACTGATCCAGGCACTGCTGATTACTTCTTTAGCGGTATTACGTTTGGCACCTGGGAAGCTTATGCGGCAGGTCGTACCATTGTAGGTATTGATACTGGCACTACAATAACCTCTGCAAGCTCTTCATCTAACGTAGTCACACTTGTTGTTGCGAGTCATTCACTATCTGCTGGCGATTCAATCGTTGTTAGCGGCTTTACAAGCGATACTGACGCTAATGGCACGTTTACAGTTGATAGCACAACATCTACAAACATTGTCTACACAGCGGCAAATGTTAGCGATGGTGCTTTAACAGGAACAGATTTACTCGTTAAGAATGCTGCCTTTGATACAGCGCAAGAAGTTGGTGGTGAGTCAAGTGTAACTTTAGTTACCAATAACGTACCAGAGCATAGGCATCATACACTTACTGGAGCTAGTGATAACTCAGATTTGTCTGGCAATGAAAGTATGGCCAAATCAAGAGATATATCTAACAGTAGATTTAGCTATTCTGCCAGTGGGAATAGTGGCGAGCCTGATCTAAGTAGAACAGGCAAGACAATACTGGATAGCTCTAGCAGCGATATAACACAGACAGCAGTAAATAACTTACAGCCATACATAACTACTTACATCTGGAAACGCACAGTATAGGATTAGTCAATGCCATTTGAAACTGATAAAGGCGGTGGTTTTAAGATAGATGCTTCTGATCTTCTAAAGACTGGCGTATACCCAGAACGATTTGATAGACAGATTCCATTTTGGGAGACTGTAAACGGTGTACAGTATACTGAGTTTGGTATGCGAAGAAAGGCTGGACGAGAAGAGCTTAGTGAGGGTCAAGAAACTTTTACCTCGCTAACTTCAAATGTAACGCAAGTTTTTAGCGATATGCCTTTTACAATTTTCGTGAACCCAAATTACTCAGCTTACGTTTTTTACCTGTATGTAAAATTTGATATTCCTTTTCCTGGCAAAAAAGGCGATCAAATTAAATTAACAGGATTTGCAAATATTGCAACCAACATACTATTTACTCAAACTGAAAAAGATTGGTTTGAAATAAATAAAACTTGGACTATAGACAGGGTAATAACAACGGGTGCTTACGCAAACAGCGTTAGAATAAAAATTGCAGACACTTATAACGATCCTGATTTTGTTCCTGTAGAAAAACCTGATTCCGGAGGTGAACCTGAATTTCCTTATAACGCTTATCCTACTGGATGGCAGGTTAGTGACTTTGTTTTGGATGGAGGTCAAACTGCCGGATACAGGAGCTCAACTACAAGCACAGCAATAAGAGGTATTACAGCTACAAGAGAGTATGAAGACAGGGTTTGTTATTTTGCAGACTTAACATCTATAAAGTCTTACAGAGAGCTAACTCAAGAAACAGCATTAGTAGGAAGCGGTTATAACCTTCTTCAAAGTTCAGCAGCTACCACTTGGGATGTAGGCTCAACCTCATGGGATGCAAGTCTCGGAGTAACTGTTTGGGATTCAGCTTTAAACGAATCAGACCAGTGGGACTTTGAAACTTTTGGCTCCTTTGTTGTTGGCGCAAAAGGATCAAGTAAACCGGTAATTAAAAAGAGCAACGTAAACTTTAATACGTTCCACAACGATCAAGTCAGTGGCGCAACAATCCTATCAACAAATACAGGTGGTGCTGGTTACAGTGTAGGCGATACATTAACAACAACTGTATCTCCTGCTGGAGGTCTTGGATTAACTGCTACAGTAACAGAAGTTAGTGGTGACGCTATAACGGCGTTTAAGATAACAGACTTTGGCTCTGGCTACACAAATGGAGATGTGGTTGAATTTTCTGGCGGTACAACTCCAGCAACTGCAACCTTAACCGTCCCTAACATCGACTTTGATTCGCTAGAGTGCTTTCACCGTCAAGGCCCGCATATGCTTGCGTTTAACTACACTAAGGGCGCTGTAAATTACAGTACAAGCTTTGCATGGTGTAGCGCAGATAACCTAGACGACTGGGTAGGAACAGCAATAAACACTGCTGGTAGCTTGTTAATTCGTGAAGCCGAGACTCCCATACGCTGCGTAGCACAGTTAGGTACTGGTTTAGCGGTATACACAGAAACTCAAATGTTTGTAGTTAATTATGTTGGCCTGCCTAACATCTTTGGCTATCAAGTAGCGTTAGAGGGTAGTGTTGGAGCTGTATCACCTAACTCAGTTATTTCTGTTGGTCGTCAAAACTATGGCGTAAGCAGAGATGGATTCTTTGTTACTGATGGATCTTCTGTGAAGATGATTGGCCGTGAAAGCGGTATGAACCAATTCTTTAGAGATGAGATTGCTCAGTCAGAGCTTTCGCAAGTTTATGGCTTTGATAACTCAAAAGAAAATGAAGTTGTGTGGGGTGTACCATTAAACTCTAGCAGCATAACTAAAGAAATTTATTATAATTACAAAACTAATCAGTGGGGAATGAGAGATTCTTCAATATCAGCTTACTTAGATAGAGGTGTGTTTCAAACTGCATTATCAGGTAATAACAGTGGATCTTTGTTTAGAGAGGGTAATACTGAATCATTAGCTAATCCGAATGTATTTGCAATCACTAAAGCTCACGATCTTAACGATGCTGATCGTATTAAAGAAATATCAGCTATCCGAGTAGGTAAAGAGGGAGAAGGGAATCCAACACTTTCTGTAGGGTTCTCAAGCACTATTGATGCCACTCCAACATTCTTACAAAAAGATAGCTTTATTATTGACGACACATTCAAGAGCTTCCCAATTAGAGCTGCCGGTCGATACATCACAATTAAAATCGAAAGCAATGGCTCTTCTGACAACTGGACAATTACTAACCTAGTGGTTCAAGGTCGAATGGAAGGTGAGCGATAATGGCTAATCTTCCAGCAGACTATAACAGGCCGGTACTTGAGGACGAGCTAAGAAGGCTTAATCAAAGAATTGATGACATGAAGACGTTGTTAACCTTTATTCCTGTTGTTGCGCCTGTTGTAGATCCCAAGATCGGTATGATTATGTATGCTGATGGTGAAGAGAATAATTTTAACGGTCACAGGGGTAGAGGGCTTTACCGCTATGACTACTTAAACAAGGATGTTGACAACGATTTAGGATGGATTAGGTTTGCAAGCGCTGACACAGAACCTTACGTTTTAACAGGCAATACTGGCGAGACTCATGTTTATGATTACTTGTCTGACTTTTTGCTTGTAAAGCACTCAAGAACATCAAATGGCACATGGACTGTTGCTTTGCCAGATCCAAGCGTACAGAAATACAGAACAGTTAGAATAGTGTCTGATGATTCTACAGACGCTAACCACAAAGTTGCTCTTGATCCAGGTGCCTTTACAATAGATGGCAGCACAGCAGACTACGAGATAAACAGGAATTTTGAAGGTGTCACTTTATTTAGCGATAGTGCAAACTGGATAATAATACAGGCGAAAGATAAGTAACGAGAGAGGTGAGAGGGGATGCAGAAGAGTCTAGTAAAGCTAGAGGTCGATCAGGTAGATAAGGTTTGGGATGCTTGCGTTCCAATACTAGAGAAGGCTATAGCTTACTCAGAAGGTTATTACGATATAGATGACCTTTACCAAATGGTAAAGAATGGGCATCAAGATCTTTGGGTTATGTTTGACGATCAGATTACTTTAGTTGGGACAACAAGAATTGTCCACTACCCAAATAAAAGCGTTTTAGAGATACCGTTTTTAGCAACAAAAGATAAGGGTGGGCTAGGTGATGCTAGATCTATGTTGAGCCAAGTAGAAGACTGGGCCAAGGAACAAGGCGTAGAAGCAACAGTATTTTTTGCAAGGATAGGATGGAAAAAGATTTTTCCTGAGTTTAAATTAAAACACACACTAATGATGAAAGATTACGAGGTTTAATATGGGCGGCGGCGGCGGTTCTCCAGCAGATACAACAACAACGACTAAACCATTTCCAGCACAGGAAAAGGCTTTAACTGAATTATTTGGTATGTCTCAAGCTGCATTTGATGCTGGCCCACAACAATTCTATCCAGGTCAGACAGTAGCAGATCAGGGCTTTAATACTTTAGCTGGTCAGCAGCTAGGTCTTGATGCTGCCGGTATTCAAGGTGGTCTTGGAATGCAAGCTGCTCAGAACTTGAGTGCAGCGTTTGATCCTAACTCAGCGCAGAGTCAGGCTGTAATCAATCCAATGATTGCTAACTTGCAAGGACAGATCCTACCATCTATTGGTAGTCAAGCTATCCAACAGGGTGCATTTGGCGGTGATCGACAGCGCATCCAAGAGCAGAGTGCTGCTGAGGCTACAGCAGGAGCCGCTACACAGGCTATCTTGCGTAATCAACAGAATGCCATTCAGAACCTTGGCAGCGTCCAGAGCGGCCTTTTAGCGCCTGCTAGGACTGTCTCTGCCGTTGGTGCTCAACAGAATGCTTACGAGCAAGCTCTTATTAACGCTGATAGGGAGCGCTTTAGATTCGAGCAAGAAGCTCCTGAAACTGCACTTGACCGATTGGGTAGCCGTATT